GAAGATGCTAGCGTTTTTGCAAGTTCAGCAGAAGGTGATACAATCAAAATTTATGATGAAAATGGTCAATTAGTTCAAGAATCTACACCAGTTCAAAATAGTTACGCTTAATTATTTTGAAGTAGCTACATAAGTTCCATTCCAATTATTTGGTTTACCTTCTTCAATTCTTTCTAACATATTTTTGTAATATTGTTCTAATGAATTTTTTTTCTTAATTAATATTTTGAGTGTTTCACTTGCGGTAATCCAATCTCCATTATAATAATCTTCTAAAAAATCTTTGTGTTCTTGGGTATTCTCACCTAATGTATAAATTCTAACACCAATTTTTTTACCTTTTACAGCAATACAATCCAATTCAACTACTTCGTATTCATCCTTTATTTGTTCTGCTGTTGTGGCACCAATGACCATACGAACTCCGTAAGGTTTTGACTGACCTTCAAGGCGACTTGCGAGATTAACTCCATCACCGAGGCAAGTATAATCAAAACGCTGGTCGGAACCCATATTACCAACAACAACGGTAGCAGTATTAATACCCAACCCCATACCAAAAACAGGAATACCTTCAACAGTAATTTCTTTATTGAATTCATCTAATCTCTCCAACATTTGTAGTGCAGTTTTTACGGCCAACTTTGCGTGATTGGGTTCTTCAACTGGTGCATTCCAAAAAGCCATTTGAGCATCACCAATATATTTGTCCAATGTACCATTATTTTCTAAAATCTTCTCCGTCATTGCAGTCATATATCTATTCATAATTTTAGTCAATCCTTGTACATCATCACCATAATGTTCAGATATGGTAGTAAATCCTCTAACATCAGTAAACATAATAGATAATTCTTTTGATTCACCACCAAGTACCAACAATTCTGGATTTTTTTGTAATTTTTCAACTAAATCTTTTGAAAGATAAGTTCCAAATTGTTTTTTTATTTGAAGTTTGTCCAAATATTCAGCGACAAATTTGACACCATAAGCATGTAACATGACAATGACAATAGAACCACAGATATAAGCACCATCTCCAAGCCAAAGGTTTTGCACATAAAAATAACGGCTGAGCAAAATACAACCAATAGAACTAATAATACCAAAAAAGATTCCAACGTAAGTCCACCTCGTTAAAAATAATAATAAAATACCTAATACAAACAATGTTAATATTTCAGCGCCATCTGCCCAATCCGGTCGTTGAATTACAATTCCATTAACCATAGTAGCAATTACTGCTGCCTGTACATCTTGAGGCCAAACCGAACCCTTTGCGGTTGGCACAGGATTACTTACACCTGCCGCAGTTGTTCCTATAATAACTACAGCACCACCAAAATCTTTAGGTAAATCAATCATTGATACTGACTTACTTTGTTGTGACCAATCAATCCAAATACGTCCTAAACTATCCGTTGCAATTGGACCAAACTTAGGTATACGCATCTTTTCTATGCCGTTTTCATTTACTTTAATTTGAGTGGTAGTATCTCCAGCCATTACACGGAGAGTTTCCATTGCAAGACTAGGGTAAAACTTTCCCTCAGAACTAATAATTAATGGTATTCTACGATTAACTCCATCAATTTCAGGTAACATATTTGTTGTACCTACACCTACTGCATTATTCTCCAATTGAGAAATATTGGCAATAATTCCTGGATAATTAATAATTGAAGTGTTTTGTGTCCCAATAACTGCAATACCTGGATTTTTAGGAATATTTTTTGTTTTGGTTGATGGTGAATTACCTAAAATTACAGGATATTTAATTAATGTATTAGATAAAATATTATCTTGGCCACTCCTGTCATTATCTGGCATAAGAACATTAAAAATAACTAATCCAGCATTTCTGTTATAAAGTTCTTTAATAATTTTAGCATATTCACCACGAGGAAATGGCCATTGACCATATTTTGTTAATGTATCTTCATCTATATTTACCGTATAAATGTTATTTTCTGTTGGGGCTTTTTGAGTAATTAATGTATCAAAATATCTTAATCTAACCGATTCTACAAAACTTGGATCCTCAATACGAATGAATATTAAAAAAGCAAGTGTTATTAAAGCTGTCCAAGGTGACAATATTATTTTTTTCATTTTCTAACAATCTAAAGTTTTAAAATATATTAAGCTAGATATACCAGCTAACAAAGCTATAGGATTTGAACAACTTAACATTATCATTAAGTTGTTAATTGCAGCTCCTGTCCATATAGCTCCACCCCAATCATCCATTATTTTTTGATTTTCTTTGGATAAATCATTTTTAATATAAAAAGAAACACCTTTTAAAATTATTGTACCAGCAAAACCTATAGGATTTGACTCTTGTCCAACTTTGGAAATCAAAACAATACCCGTTGTTGCAGTATCGGCAATTGCACCTTCCATTGAATTAGGTTTTAAGCACTGGCAATACACTATATTATTAAATAATAATAGTAGTAATAATAGATATTTCATTTTCCTACTTGTTTAACAGTTAATGTATTTGTTGTCGAATCTTGATTCTTTATTTGTAATATAGTAGCATCTTGCGTCAAATTAATCATATACCCTCTATCCTTATTAATTAGTACCGTAAAATTTTGTTTTATATTTCTCGTAACTTGATAATAAGAACTTTTATCAAAAATATAAATTTGAGTTAATGCGTTGTAACCAACAGTAAATGTAGCTAACATAAAATTATCTAAAGCATTAGTTAATAAATTTACATCCAATTCATTAATACTCAAATCGTTAAACCCAGCGTAAGGATCTTTAAAAACTTTTACTTCTAAAGCATTTTTTTCTAAATCTGTAAACTCCAATGCACTACCTGATTTGTTAATTGTTTCTACTGTTTTTTGTGTGATTTCTTTTGGTGGTTTAACAATCAACATATTATTAATTGCACTTTCGGATAAAGATAATAAAACCGGTTTTAAAGGTTTAATTTCTTTTGATGTTGTTACTGTGGCTTGAAATGCTTGATTTAATACGACAGAACCCATTGATGTTCTCACTTCAATTTCACCAACCGAACCATCGGCATTAGGTAATAAAATAATCATTGATTGACCAATTTCATCCACAGTCATTGTAAACGCAGTACCACGGACAGCAATTGTGGCTGTCGGTGTATTGATTGCTACCTTACTTGCATTTTCGTGAGCAATATTACCTGAAGCATATCTAACAGTACCCATAGCAACTTTAAGTGCTAATTTACCTGCATCTTTTTTATTTGGGTCATACACAAAGTCATCAATCAAAAGTTTTGAATTTTCTGTTACTTTAACTTGTGTATTATCTTCAAATAAAATACCAACAACACCATTACCCGTCTGTACCAAATCCATACTGTTAATTTCAGTACTTTTTTTAACTTCTACACTAGACTTATTTCTAGTGATAGATGCTGTACCTTTTTGTTCTGTTACTGAACCAATACTTGCATTAATGTTGGGTGACAAAAACAGAAGCGTTAGAACCAGTAACGTTGATTGTAGCACTATTCGGATTTGTTGCACCATTTTGTAATACTCCAATCGTATTATTAGAACCAATATTACTGATAGTAAGATTATGGCCACCTGTTTGTGTTGTACCATTAGCTCCAGTTTGTGTTGTAGTGATGGTATTGCTATCACCTGTCACAGTAATATTATTATTAGTATTTTTACTATTGATATTACTTGTTATAGAATTGCTATTACCTGTAACTGTTAAAGCATAATTATAATTACTAGAATCTCTATTGATACCAATATTTAAAGCATTAGTATTATTGTTACCGGTAAAAGTCATATTTAAAATACCATTATCAGTACCCATATTACCCATATTTAAATTAGTTGAATTGCCATTACCTGTTTGTGTAATATTGGCAGTTGTTCCTCCGCCAACAATATTACCTGTAATAGCATTGTTCATACCATCTTGTGTAATATTTGCTGTTATGCCATTTCCATCAAAACTAAAAGCTGGCGCAGTTAATGATGTTGGGTCGCCTACGGTGTTGTTTGCACCGGTTTGTGTTATAGTAACGCTAGAATTATCTGCGTTTGTTTGGTCAATATAAACAGAGTTTCCTCCGCTAGTTGTTTGTGCTGATATAGCACTTGATAATATCAAAGCTATCACAAAAGCGATAAACTTAGTTTTCATTTTTTTCTTCCTTTTGTTTAAATTTCCATAGGTTTTTCTTTTCACCTTGAATAATCATTTCTTCTACTGCTAATTCTACTGCTGACTTTAAAGCTATAATACCTGGTTCAGTTTTCGATATACCAATTTCATTTTCAAACGCTTCAGTTCCATCATTCAAAAAAACAAATGTTGAAACACCGACTGTATAACTCAGAACTGTTTTTTGTGTATTGACTGTTAATAAAACTTCACCTGTTTGTGTATTCACAACACGCAAAGATACTGTTACTGTATCTTCATTGTAGTTGGTTGAAGGTGCAATACCTAGCCACCTAATACCAAATCCACCTGTTTTAGTATTGGTATCATATGAAACAATACCACCCTCAATAATCATACCTGCATAAAGAATAGGTCTAAGATTTGTTGGATCTTTTGCTTCATCTCTTGCTGACCTAATCAACTGCCTTTCTTTGAGTAGATTATCAAGTCCCACTCGTTCAACAATTCTAAACCATTTACCATCACCAGCATCTTCTAGTGCTTTTATTAAAATTGCTTCACCACCTTGCGTTACAGCTGATGATAGTTTGGCTATTGTTGCTGAATCTTTTCTTTGTCCCGTTTTATCGGTAAATGAATATACAGCAACAACTATTTTTCCATCTTTTGGTTCTACAGTTTTTAATTTTTTTGGTTTAAAACTTTCTATTACTTCAGCATCATCTGAAACAAATTTTGCCGGAAATGCGGCACAACCAGTTAAAAATAAACAGAGTAGAATTACAAATATATTTTTCATTAGAATTTCAATGTACCAATTGGAATTTGAACTTGTGTTATATTACCAGAAGTATCAGTTACAGTCATTGAAATTTGGTCTGTTGTTTTTGTATACTGTATTGTATTACCTTCAATTGTTACAGTACCACTATTTTGTGGATTTTCACCAAAAAGATTATTGACTAATTGTGTAGAAAGTTGAGCATATACTCGACTTTCAAAATTATTTAAGAATTTAGATAAATTTGTATTATTTGCTGCTGCGGCCGCATCTTTAGCTGCTTGTAATTGTGCCGCTTCTATTGCTTGTTTACGAGTATATTCAGTATTCTCTATTGTTTGAACGTGTGATGAATATCCTACACCACTAAATGATGGAGATTTAAATTGAAAAGTTTGTTCTGCATATACTAGGTCAACGGTAAGTATTAGTAGTGTCGGTATTATTATTCTTTTTTTCATCTTCTTTAATTTCCCGTATCATTAGTACAATGTTAATTTTTTGGTTTAATCTAATCAAATCATTGTCTAACATTCTAACACGGTCAATCAAAGCAATCAAAACTCCACTTGCTTCACTTAATACTGGTTTTACTTCTTCTGTAGCCCACTTCCAAACATAAAATATAAGATAACCCATTCCACCAGCAGCAACAATAGGAAATCCATATTTGTTAATTAATTCTGCAATGTTATCCATTAATCTTTCCTTGCGTCATTTTTACCATCTGCTCGAGCAATTCGGTCAACATCCGGTTTAACACCCAAAGCACTTGACATTAAGGTATCGATTCTGATAACATCATGATTCATAGTTTTAACACGATTATCTAAAGCGGTAATAATACCACTAAGACCTTTAACCGATGAAGTAACTCCTGCTAAAATAAACTTTAAAGTCAAAAATACAAAGTAACCGGCAGCAAGGGCTGCAGCAATAGGAAAACCTACTTCGGCAACTAATTTAAAAAAATCCATTTATTTATTGACTTTCGATTATTTTTATGATATAATTACTAGATACATAATTATTTATGTTAACCAATCTTAAAAGGAATATTAATGAACATTAAAATTTTAAAATTAATCACTGGAGAAGAAGTTCTTGGTGAGGTTGAATCTGAGTCGGAAACAGAATTTGTATTGTGTAATCCTGTTGGAATTGCAATTGTACGTGGTAAAGATGGTCCAAATGTTGGATTTGCACCTTTTCCTTTGCATGCCGAACAAAAAAAGGATCAAACCGTTGCCTTTTCTAAGAAGAATGTAGTATACTCCTATGTTCCAGCAGAAGATTTTATTAATAATTATAATCAAGTATTTGGTTCTGGTATTGTTCTTCCACCAACAAAAACACTAATTACAGGCTAAATTGTATACAAACGTCCAAAGTTTCAGTAATTATATCCTCTATCGAGGTGTAAAAAATGGTAAAAGAGTGAAGGAAAGAATTGAGTATTCTCCTTCACTTTTCATGCCTTCCAAACGAGTAACTAATTTTACCAATCTTGAGGGTGAATATCTTGACCAGAAAATCTGTAAAGATATTAAAACTGCCAGAGAATATATCAAACAATTTGATGGTGTTTCAAATGCACCTAAGATTTATGGTCAAACTCGTTATGAATATGCCTTTATTGCCGATGAACATAAAGGTATGGTTGATTATGATTTTGAAAAAGTATTGATTGGCATAGTCGATATTGAGGTCGGTTCAGAGAATGGTTTTCCTGACCCTTATGAAGCAAATGAACCAATTACTGCTATTGCTATTACCTATTTAAATGATAAGACTTATGTGTTTGGTTGCGGCATTTATGAAACACAAGGTGATGAAATCTATGTTAAATGTAGAGATGAATATACTTTGTGTAGAAAATTCATGGAACTCTGGACTAAAAAATGTCCAGATATTATTACTGGTTGGAATACAAAGTTCTTTGATATACCGTATTTGATTAATCGTTTTCGTAAAATTCTTGGTGAACCTGATGCCAAGAAATTATCTCCGTGGAATTTTATTGGTGAACGTAAAACTAAAATAAATGGCAGAGATTTAATTGCATATGAGTTATTGGGTGTGGCCTCACTTGACTATATAGAGTTATACAAATGGTATGCTCCTGGCGGCAAGTCACAAGAATCATATCGTTTAGATGCTATTGCTCAAATTGAATTAGGTGAAGGTAAATTATCTTATGATGAGTATGACAATCTACACTCTTTATATCGTTTAAACTTTCAAAAGTTTATTGAGTATAACATACGAGATGTACAGATTATTCTAAAACTAGAAGATAAGTTGAAGTTGTTAGAATTAGCAGTAACTTTGGCATACGACACAAAATCAAACTTTGAAGATGTATTTGCACAGACCCGTATGTGGGATGCGATGACGTATTCTTATTTGTTAGAAAAGAATATTATTGTACCGCCAAGAGTAGTCAAAGAAAAAGACGGTATGTTTGAGGGTGCTTATGTTAAAGAAGTTCAAGTAGGATTACATGATTGGGTTGTTTCGTTTGATTTAACATCACTTTATCCAAGTTTAATGATGCAATACAATATAAGTCCTGAAACTTTAATTGAACCTGAAAACTATACCGATGAAATGCGCAGAATCTTATCGAAAGGTGTAACATTAGATAAAATGTTAAAAAAAGAAGTAAATACTGAAGGTTTGGTGACAGCATCATTAACTCCAAATGGACAATTCTTCAGAACCGACATTAAAGGATTTATGCCAAGTTTAATTGAAAAAATGTTTAAAGAAAGGCAAGATGCAAAAAAAATAATGTTAAAGGAAAAACAACAATTGGAGTTAATTCTAATTGAATTAGAAAGAAGAAATCTTAGAGTTGAATAGTCTTTATTTATAAATACTAAAGGTATTAAAATCTAAGGACAAAAAAATGAATTATATAAAACATTATATAAAACTTTGTAGAAAAGCAAAAACTAGAACAGTAATATTTGAAAGACAAGATTATGAAAACCATCATATTTTTCCAGAGTCCATTTACGGAAAAAATAAAAATATTGTTAAGTTAACTTTACGGGAACACTATATTGCACACCACCTTTTATGGAAACTTTTAAAAAAAAGATATGGAACTAATAATCACAAAACAAGAAAAATGGCACAAGCATATCATATGATGGTATTAGGTACTGGTGGCGATAACCACAGAAAAGTTAGTTATACATCTAAACAATTTGCTTCAGCTAAACTAGCAATACATGAAGCTAAAAAAGGAAAAATAAGAAATGATATGTTTGGAAAAAAATATTTTGGAGCTTCTGAGGAGTCAATAAAAAATGGTATTGAAAAAATGCGAGTTAAAAAAACAGGAATGAAAATAATAAATTATCCTAAAAATAGAAAATCATCTCCTTGTTCAACTGAAAAAACCAAAAAAATTAGTGAATCTAGGTTGAAAACAAAAGAAAAGTATATTAATATGAGTGATATAGAATTTAACGAATGGTTAAAAAAACAGAAACCGTTCAGAAAAGATGGTAAAAGGAATCCTAATCTTACAAGAGCTTTAGTATATAGAAACAATGATGTAGAATTATATTATGGAAAATTAAATAATGGATTATAAAAATTTATCCGATACTGAATTAATTGAAATGTATCATAATCTAAAGAAATCTATATCAAAAAATAATAATATACAATTAGCAAAAAAACTCGGATTAAATTCTCTTTACGGAGCATGCGGCTCTCAGTATTTCCGCTTTTATGACCTCCGTATGGCTCTTGGTGTTACTACTGCAGGCCAGTTGTCAATTCGTTGGATAGAAGCAAAATTAAACCAATACATGAATAAGGTATTAGAAACA